GAAGAGGGACGGATCTACTTCCGCATGAAGGATCTCGAAGCTCACCTTAAACGCAATAACTTTCAAGGCCTGACCGCGCCCAAGATGGCGCAACGGCTACGTGATTTAGGAGGCGAACCTATCAGCCTATTTCTTAAGAACCGCGCAACACGGTGCTGGAAACTACCCGGCTTTGTGAAGCAGTCTGCACCTTTTGAAACCCCTGAACAGAAAAAACGGAGTCCATTTTGAGCGATGAACCTGAAATCCTAAAGATCGATGACTACGACGACTGTGTGATTGGGATTGGCCAGACGTGGCACGGCAACATGATGGTCGACCGCCTGATCTACGACGGCGAGAAGATGTTGGACAAGATGGAAGAGAACGGCATGAGCCGCGATGGTGCGATGGAATACATGGATTTCAACATTCTTTCGGCGTATATGGGCGATTCCACGCCTATCGTCCTTTGGCCAGTGCCCGAGGAGCTTCTTGATGAAAATTGAAAAAATCTTTGGGCCGCCTGGTTCAGGAAAGACGACGTTCTTATTGGACATTGTCGACCTTGAGCTGGCGAATGGGGTATCTCCACAGCAAATCGGGTATTTCAGCTTTACCAAAAAAGCCTCTACTGAGGCCAGGGATCGGGCAATTATCAAGTTTCCAGATCTCAATCGAGATACAGATTTCCCGTGGTTTAGGACGCTACATAGCCTTGCCTACCGCTGCTTAGGCGTTAGGTCACAGGACATGATGTCTCCTATGGACTACAAGTCTTTTGCCGTCGAAGCCGGGATCGAGATCGGCATAGACAACGGCGAAGAAGACTTTATGGTTAAGGTGGACAACCCCATCCTGAACGAGATCAACATCGCACGGATCAAGGGCCTGGACCTGCGCACGCACTACAACCAGAGTGCCATGCAAATCGAGTGGTTCCACTTTGAGTACGTCGAACGCGCTTACCGGCACTACAAAGACTCGCACGATCTGATGGACTTTACCGATCTATTAGAGCGGGTCGTCGAGTCGGTCGAGCTTTTGCCGCGGCTGGAAGTGCTGATTATTGATGAGGCGCAAGACCTTTCCCGGCTGCAATGGGCCGTGGTCATGGCGCTCGCAGATCGGTCTGACCGAGTTTTTTTAGCCGGGGATGATGATCAGGCGGTGTACACCTGGGCAGGTGCCGACGTCAAAAGTTTCTTAAACTTGACCGGCAAAATCACCATCCTCGAACAGTCTTATCGGGTGCCTGCAAAAGTGCATGCACTGGCCAATACTGTCGTCAATCGCATCCGCGAGCGGCAGCCCAAAACTTGGAACCCACGCCAAGAAGAGGGATCGGTCCAGTACTACAACGATTTCACCCACGTAGACATCACAGCTGGCGACTGGCTCATCCTGGCCGCCACGAACTACTTGCTCACGGACATGCACTCATGGATCAAGAGCCAAGGACTTTTGTTTGAGCGCCACGGACAACGGAGCATCTCCGAATCCATTCTCTCCGCGGTCACCGGATGGGAATCCTTGCGGCGAGGCAACCCCGTACCGTTCACAACGGTCAAAGCAATCTATAAGTACCTTGACTCAAGCTTTGTAAAGCACGGCTTCAAAGGCCTTAAGGGGGCGTCAGAAGATCAGTTCTACACCATGGCTACGCTTGTAGAAAAGCATGGATTGCTTACCGAGGACATTTGGCACAAGGCACTAACCAAGATCGGCGAAGAACGACGTGACTACATCATCGCCATGTTGCGACGTGGCATGAAGATCACCGGCAAGATCCCTATCAAACTCTCCACGATCCACGGAGCAAAGGGCGGGGAGGCGGACAAGGTCTTGTTGTTGTCCGATTTGTCTACGCGCTTTGCAAAAGAATATGAGCGTAACTCGGATGACATCAACCGATTGTTGTATGTTGGTATAACGAGAGCCAAGCAAGAATTGCACATTGTGCTACCGAAGAATCAGCAGAAAGGCTTTCATCTGTGAGAACTATCTCCATGTTCCCGGCCCTTACCGAGTGGGTCCCGCCGCAGTCGTTTCCAAACTTGTCGACGGCTAAAGAGATTGCCATCGACTTGGAAACCTGTGACCCTAACCTTGAATCCTTTGGACCGGGATGGCCGCGAAATGACGGGTTTATTGTTGGCTACGCTATTGCTGTGGATGGTTGGTCCGGATATTTTCCGATTGCTCACGCTGGTGGCGGCAATTTGGACCGTCGAATTGTTGATAATTGGATTCGCGGAGTCTTAAAAACCGACGCCGACAAGATCATGCACAACGCCGCCTATGACTTAGGATGGCTGCGTGCATCAGGGTTCGAGGTGAACGGACGCATCCTGGACACAATGCTCGCCGCGCCGTTGCTTGATGAGAACCGCTTCTCCTTCTCTCTCAACGCCTTGGGCTTTGACTATCTGCAGGAAGCCAAGTCAGAGGCCAATCTGAAGCAGGCTGCAGGAGATTTTGGCGTACATCCTAAGAAAGAACTGTGGAAACTACCTGCGATGTACGTCGGGGAGTACGCAGAGCAAGATGCTGCGCTCACACTCAAGCTTTGGCAATGCTTCAAGCCTCTGCTTAAAAAGGACGAGGTGGAGTCAATCTTTAACGTGGAGACCGAGGTCTTTCCGGTGCTGCTCGACATGACCTACAAAGGCATTCGGTTTGACCGCGCCAAAGCGGAGCAGTTGATTGACCAGCTAGTTAAGCGCGAGCAAGAGCTGATTAAAGAGCTTAAGCGGCTCTCAGGAGCATCTATCGACATCTGGGCTGCGCAGAGCATTGCGGTTGCGTTTGACAAACTGGGCGTGCCATACGGCAAGACTGAGAACGGGATGCCCAGCTTTACAAAAGGTTTTTTGGACAGCTGCCCTCATCCAATTGCAAAAATGATTGTGGAAGCGCGAGAGACAAACAAGACGCACGGCACGTTCCTGCGTCCTTACCTTGAGTTCTCCGCCAAGACTGGGCGCGTCCATCCGCATGTCAATCAGATGCGCTCCGACGACGGCGGAACTGTCACGGGTCGCCTATCCATGGCCAGTCCAAACCTGCAACAAGTGCCAGCTAGGCACGAGATCATTGGGCCGATGGTACGTAGCCTCTTCCTGCCAGAAGAAGGCGAACTGTGGGCAGCAAATGACTTCTCGTCCCAAGAACCACGGCTCTTGGTCCACTACGCAACGCTACTAGAGTTGCCCGGGGCAGAGACCATGGCCAACGCCTATCGCCAAAACCCCAACACCGACTTCCATCAGATGGTTGCGGACATGGCAAAGATTGACCGCAAGTCAGCCAAGACAATCGGCCTGGGTCTGATGTACGGCATGGGCAAGAACAAGCTCGCAGTCCAACTCGACCTGCCACTTGCGGAAGCGTCGGACCTTATCGAGAACTTCCACCAGAATGTGCCGTTCCTCAAAGGCACCGTCAACGCGGTCATGAAGCGCATCGAGCATCCCGCGTCCTCTGGTTCGATCCGCACGCTCCTTGGTCGTAAGTGCCGCTTCCCACTCTGGGAGCCCAGTGAGTGGGGCGTCAACAAAGCCCTGCCGCGTGAGCAGGCGATCATGGAATATGGCCAACGGATCAAACGTGCCGGGACCTACAAAGGCTTGAACCGCCTAATCCAAGGCTCTGCCGCTGACCAGACCAAGGCCGCCATGGTGGCGCTACACAAGGCAGGTTTCAGGGTGCTCCTGCAGGTGCATGACGAGGTCGCTCTAAGCGTTAAGGACAAGGCTCAAGCGGAAGAAGCCGCACGGATCATGGCCCAGGCCGTCAAGCTGGAAGTCCCATCAAAAGCGGATGTGGAGATTGGACCATCCTGGGGACAAGCAGTATAATGGCCCTGATCTCCTCGTCTGGGTTCTCCCAGTTTGCCGGGCTACGCTAACGCGGCTCGGCATTTTTTTGTTCTGCTTGCACTACCCGTAGAAATACGGTACAGTTTCCACATTGAGAAAGGAGATCACGTTGGTCACAAGACGAAACACAACGGCACTGCCTCCATCAGCCAGGGACAAACCTTGGATGTCGGTGATGATCAGGCTGGAGCAGTACGTCAAGCTTAAGGAAATCGCTGCTTTCAAGGGCATTGCCATGGGCAAAGTCCTGCAGGAGTTCATCGATCAAGAGTTTGAAAAAGTCCTTCAAGAAGCACGGGCCACGGCCCAAGAACCAGTTAGAAAGGAGAGCGATGTTCCCAACAACAATCCAGTTATCCGTCGATATCGATTTTGAGGTGCTGCCCGCGGAAAACGGGCTGCCATCTCAGATTGAGATCAAAGCGGTCTACCTTGACGCGACTTCTAAGAAGTCAAAATCAGGCAAGGGCCGCATCGACATCCTTCGTGCTCTGAACGAGTCGGAGATCTTTTTGTTGGAAGACGAGATTGCTGAGAATTTATGAGCAGCCCAGACATCACGCTTCGTCTAAAACATTTTGCCAACCTTCAGCGCAAAGGAGATCTGCAGAAGATTTTGCTTGAAGCGGTATCGGCCATTGAGTCGATGCAGAACTGGAAGGAACTATGGACGGAGCACAACATTGCCTATAACCATCTATACACCGCCTATCAAGCGGCACTCTTCCGCGCCGATCCCCAAGGTAAAAAAATCATTCAATATGAACTTGCTAAACAAGAAATTGCTGAGTGGAAGAAAAAAAAGAAAGCCGAAGTTCTCCACAAAATTAATAAGGAACTCAAGGCCGATCTCCGTGGAGACGCCGATGCGTCAAAGCTTCCTGGATTTTACTGGGCCCCGCGTTTTCGAGGACGACGGAGGATGGTCCTACGAAGTGTGGACCGCGGCCTGGAACAGCGCGACGGACCAGATAGCCAAGAAATTTCAGTCCCTGCCCTATGACGAACTGGGCAAAGAGTTCGTCAATTTTGTACTTACCAACAAGGAGAAATCCAATGCTAAAAACCAGACCCCGCCTTCCTTCCACGATTGCCGCTAAGGAATACTGGAGGAGCAACCCCAAGATGACTCCCGGAGAAATCCGTGATCTTTTCGGCATTCCGCCCGCTCGCGTCTACAAGCTTCGCAATGAGCTGGTCAAAGAGAAGATTATGAAGATCAAAAAGCCACGGCCCAAGGTCAAACTGACCTTTAAAGCCAAAAACCGTTACAACATTCCGGCTGATCCAATTGTCACCCCCGAAGTGACCCCTGAAGTCACCCCCGTAGTCAGCGAGCCAATCAAGGCAGACGACTACCAAGTCGGTGGCAACCACTATAAGGACATGGGCGTCCCACCTTGGGAGGTCATTGAATCCACGCTTTCTAAGACTGAATTCATTGGTTTTTTGAAAGGCAACATCATCAAGTACTCAATGCGCCAAGGTGTGCGCGGAGAGGTTGATTCCCAGAAGTGCAACCACTACATTGTCAAGCTTAATGAAATGTATAAAAAGTGGTGTACGTTTTAACGCATCGCTAAAACACGTTAAATAACCTAAACGAGGAATAACACATGAACCTATTCGATGACATCACCCGTGATAGCACCGACGACGCCCAGTCCGTCATCCGCTATCACTCTAAGGCAATTCCAACGATCCCGTTGAGCCACCCAGACTTCGTCTATTATCCGGCCGCGGCGACTGACGTTACCCGAACGTGGCGCAAGTTTGGTTGGACGCCTGTGCAACGAGAGGGTGTCCAATAAATGGACACCCTTAAAGCCGCGCCAATGTGTCAGGTTTGCATGCGCATGCCTGGCACCTATAAAGTGACGCTTGCCCCCGGCAAAGGGTTTCGTTGGAAGTGCGAGCCGTGCTTCCTTCGTAAACGCCCCGAGGGCTTCAACACAGCAACCTCAAAGGACTGACATGCGACCACGTTCTGGCGTTACTCCCAACGCAATCAAGGTTAACTACAATCCTGTAGAGACACTAGGGTTAGTCCTTAGTGACTTTTTGATCCAACATGACCTACCCTGGTCAGATGAACTCCGCAAAGCTTGGGAAGAGGCGGATCGATACTATCGTAAGCTGGATGTCACGTCTGATATGTGACTGCAACATTCATCTGCGATCCTAATAAGGCCGATCCGGCACCATTTTTGGAGTTTTAAATGAAGGTCACAATCACGTTTCAAGCAGACGTCCAAGACGTCGACATGGCAAGCTTGCAGGACTTTGTGGACGGCATCAACCACAAGGACACCGTCAAGATCTATTCTGAGCGTCTCGAAAGCGAGTATGAGTTTGGCTCAGACGACGCGGAAGAGGGCGAAGAGTACGGGGAAGATGGCGAAGACGCTGAAGCTGAAGAGGGCGAAAGCGCAGAAGACGAGCAGACCGACCAGTAATTAGGTCTGCGAGGGTGGAGCGGGGACTTCCCCGCTCCGTTTTTTAACCAGGAGAAAGAAGAGTGAACGAGTTAATCGAAGAGATTGAAACGCTGAAGGCAATTATTGTCGGCCTTCAACAACAGCTATTGCGCGTTGGTAACCAAGAGGGCGTCCTCAAAGCGGCTTATCTCGAAGGGCAAATGGCTAAAAAGCAGCCCGCTCTACCAACAGCAAAATTACCCGAACGGGACATCAACAAACTCATCACCGAGCACGGGCTCACCGTAGTCGACGGGGACATCTACGCTTTTGCCTGGGCCGTGCAACACGCTTCACGGACCAAGCAGCACCGAACGGGAAAGCCATGAACCGCGACGACATCATCCGCATGGCGCGGGAGGCTGGGCTGGCAACACACGTTGTGGTTCCAGATACCGTAGTAGATATATTTGAGCAGTTCGCCAACCTTGTCGCCGCGCATGAGCGTCAGGCGTGTGGCTTGATAGTGCTAGACAACAGCGATGCTGAGGGCATTTGCTGTACTGACGACGTGCTTGAAGCACTTCGCCAAAGGGGAGAGAAATGAACGACCGCGAACTCATGCAACAGGCGTTGGATGCGTTGGAATACGCATCAGACGAAACAAAACCAGAAGGTTTGTATGGATGTGAATGCCTGATTTGCAAAACCATTTTGGCTTTGCGCGATAGGTTGGCACAACCAGAGCGCGGGCTGACGGATGAGGAAGTGGCTGAACTGGCAGCATATGTTTACGCTGGCGATCCCCAATACGTAAGACTGATTGAAGTTAAGCTGCGGGAGAAGAACACATGAAAACCAAAGAAGAGATCAAAAACGAAATCTTAGAACTGTACGGGGCAAATGAAGCACTGCGTGCAATACAAAGCATGATCCATGCGCATAGCCTGGAAAAAATGAAGAAGATGTTTGCGCTGAACCATATGCTTAAAGAGATGGATGACAAGGAGACGCCCAGTGACTGACTCCGAGAAACTGCACCTGCAAGCCGCAACCTACGCCCATGAGCGCATGGCCACGCTCACCGCCCAGCTCCGAAAGCTCAACCACAAACCAATGACCAAGCTCGCGCATGCCGGAACATGGCTCGCGCACTACGAAGGCTACAAAGCAGGATATCAAGCCCATGAAAGTCAAACAAAACCATAGACGCATTATGCGCATAATCGCCCGACAAAACGGATTTAACTGGTGCTACATGAAAACTATGCGCGACATCAGCATCAGCTATCAATATTTTTGCGACAAGCTCTACGCAATCCTGGAGAAAAAATACCCATGCTCCTTAAATACGGAATCCTCGACGACGAAGGCCTCGTGATTCGATGGGTATGGGTCGAACCCCCATACCCGCACGTGGTCGTCAAAGTCAAACGCAAACAAAAAACTAAACTGGACCTTTCCAGCGCACCGGAAGCTTTATTTTGAAAACCATCATCCACGTTAACCAGCACGTTGTCCGGGCCAACGCCAAGAACGGGGAGAAAAAGCCCGTGCTCACGGTAAAAACCTACAAAAACAACCGCTACTGCCATGAAGCCTTTATCCACGGACCAAGTAAGGTCGTCTACTCACCAGATAAACCCCTGTCCTGCGGTGCCAAGGTATGGATTGAAACAGAATCGGAGGTGAAACTTGGTTAGGCCCGCGGCCTGGCTCGCGGAAACCACGCCACGATCCAAGAAAAGGCTCAAGTCCCGCGAACTCGCGCTTCACGAAAGCTGGTTTTCTCTAGAAACCCGCAAAACTGCTATCATCACCCCACTCTATAGAAAGGAAGATCTAATGTACCTGACCAGCACCCCCGAGGAAGAAGAAGCTTTCCGTGAC